AAATTTCTGGTGGCTATATTGCTAAATCAATAGCAGGTGGCGCTCAAACAACTGCGTTAGCGGTTTCTGATGGATCAGCTGGTGCAGAACTTGCACATAGAATGATTGAGTTCACAGGAACTATTACAGGAAATCAAATTGTAACAATACCATTAGATGTTCAAACTTTTTATTTTTTAAGAAATTCAACATCTGGTTCATACACAGTTCAATTTAAATATGCATCAGGAAGTGGTGATTCATTTACTTTTGCAGCAACTGACAAAGGTGATGCTCTTGTATTCGCAACTGCAAACGATGGAACTAATCCAGACATAGATACTTTACCAGCTGGTGATGTTACACTTACAGGAACACAAACTTTAACAAACAAAACTTTAACAGCTCCAAAAATTGCAGATGCAGGTTTTATTGCAGATGCAAACGGAGCGGAACAAATTATATTTCAAACAACATCTTCAGCAGTAAACGAACTAGAAGTAACTAATGCTGCAACAGGAAACCCACCTATATTAGGTGCGAGTGGAGAAACTAACGTTGATGTTCATATTAAACCAAAAGGTTCTGGAGAAACTAGAATTGGAACAGGAGCAGCCGCAGCTACCCTTACAACGAGTGGTGCTCACGATTTAGTATTAGACACTAATTCAGGGACAAACTCTGGAACAATCACAATTACAGACGGCTCAAATGGAAACATAACTATTGAACCAAATGGAACAGGAGATGTCGTAGCTTCAGCTGATACATTAACTGTTGGAGATTCTGGAGCAGCTGCTGTAATAAATTCAAATGGGGCTGGAACTCTTACCTTGACTACAGGTGGAGCTTCAGATTTAATATTAAGCACAAACGGTGGAACAGATTCAGGAACTATTACTATTACAGATGCTGCTAATGGAAATATAGCATTAGCTCCAAATGGTTCAGGAAACGTTGTCCTTGATGGATTAACTTTTCCAAATGCTGATGGATCAGCAGATACATTTTTAAAAACAAATGGATCAGGTACTTTATCATTCGCAGCAGTATCGGGTGGTACTGATTGGCAATCAGTTAAGACATCAAATTATACTGCTTCAGCTGGTGAGGGTGTATTTATGAATACAACTAGTGGAGCATTAACTTTGACTTTACCTGCTTCACCCTCTATTGGTGATGAAGTTTCTTTTGTTGATTATGCAGGGACATTTGATAGCAATAATCTAACCATCGCTAGAAACTCCTCAAAGATAGCCGGTGCTACAGCAGATTTAACAGTTTCAACAGAAAGGGCAGCTAACACTTTAGTGTTTACAGATAGCACTCAAGGTTGGTTGTTAAAGAATAAATAATGGCTGAATACAGAGAAATACACGGAGCAGAAGTAGATAGTATCGCAGGAACTTCTGGAGCAATTGAAGGTGAAATTTTTTATGATTCATCTGCTGATGCTTTTAAACTTGTAACTAATTCAGGAGTTGTTACTCTACAAACAGAATAGGAATAAATATGGCGGATTATCAATATTGCGTTGCTATTAACACTGGAAAAGGTTTTATAGAAAAAGGAGATTGCAGAAGATTAAAAGCAGAAGGTTTTCCTGGTAATCTTTGGAAAATACCTGCAAACTATAAGTTTTCTACAATGTGGATGAACAAGGTATCTGCCACAAGTAAAACTTTATCTGAAGCACAATCAATTGTTGATGCAGAAATTGCTCAAAAACAATCGGAATATGATGCTCTTCCTGAAGATGATCCAAGGAAAATAACAAATAATATTTTATATCAAACTAGACCAGGTTCAATAACTTTGGAGGAATAAATAATGGCTAAATATAATGAATTATTCGGACAATTAGTTCAATACATAAGTTCTGATCCTTCTAATTTAGAAGAAGGAAATGTTTGGTACAATTCATCGTCTAATGTTTTAAAATCTAGAGCATATCAACAAGGCTCATGGTCATCAGGAGATACTGTAAATACAGGCAGATTCTTTTTGGGGGGTGCAAGTTATGCAGCCAACAATGCTGCTTTAGCTTATGGTGGAGATACAGGTCCAGCTAGAGTTGGTGAAACTGAAGAATACAATGGTTCTTCTTGGAGTGAACAAACTAATCTAAGCACATCAAGATCTGCACTTGGTTCTTCTGGTATTCAAACATCTTCACTTGGATGGTGTGGGTATGAAGGTGGAGGAAAAACAGAGGCTGAAGAATACAATGGTTCTTCTTGGTCATCATCAACTGCTTATCCTGGAAGTGCTAGGTATTTTAGTGGTGGTGGAACAGGAGTATCAGCCAATTCTGCTCTTTCTTTTGGTGCAAACGGTGATGCAGAAGCTTACGAATGGAATGGATCTTCTTGGTCAGCATCACCAGATATGCCATCTACTAGATCTTATGCTGTAGGATTTGGAACACAAAGTTCTACGATGATAACAGGAGGACAAACAGCTATATCTACATCTATTACTTATAATGGTTCATCATTTTCATCAGCACCATCTATAAATACAGGAAGACAAAGATTAGGTGCAGCAGGCACTAGTGCCGCTGCTGGAGTTATATGGGGTGGATCAACTGATGCTGATTCAGATGTTGAAGTAAGAAACACCGAAGATTGGAATGGAACAGCTTGGAGTGAGTCTTCTCTTTTAGCAGTAAAAAGAGATAACATAGCAAATGGCACTGGAACTGCATCAGCTGCGTTGAATGCTTTTGGTGGAATAAGATTTCAACCAAATCCAACAGGAACTGAGGATTACTCTGGACCAGGTGTTGCAACACAAACAATATCAACGGCTTAATAAATTATGGCAACTTATATACAATTAAGAGGAGTAAAAATACCGGTGGTTTCTTCGGATCCCGCTAATCCAGAAAATGGACAAATGTGGTATAATACTACTAGTAGACAATTAAAAGGTAAATTAAATAGTGGAGTGGTTGTTATTGCCTTTACATAAGTCTTAATTAAGATTATAAGTATTTTAACATGAAAGAAAAACGAAATATACTTCCATTAATTGAAAAAGAAACTCCAAATCTTAATAATATTCTTGATCCTGAAGATGTAAAATCTTTCACAGATTTAAAACTAGAATTAAAAGACACATGGACTAAAAAACAACAATTTAGAACTGAAACAGAAATGAGATTTTCTGTATTAAATGATTTTAAACATCCTACAAAGGGTTCAAAATATTGGCAATGTGTTAGAGAACAAAACACTTATTTAGAAAATTTAATGCTTTTATCGTTTGATGCTAGACGTGCCGAGATTAAATTAAAAAAATTAAAACAAGATTTAGAAAAAGAAAAAGATCCTTTAGAAAAAGATTTAATACAAATAGATATAGACGAAAAAGTTTTTTCTATTGCAACCATGCAATTAACTGCAAAAGACAGAATGAGAGAAATAAAACTTTGGTCAACTTTAAAAAAAGAACTTGATGATGGATCATTCGATACAAAAGATGTCAATACACACCAGTTGGACAGTTACCATAAAGTATATAAAAACAGAGTGGGTAGTTTAACTCCTGGAACTTCTGAAGCTGAAGTATTTAATGCATTAGGACAATTTGAAACTATAGAAAGACAAAAAAGAGAAAAAGGTTTATTAACTAATGGATCAAAAAGACCAAAGTTTCTTGCAAAGAAACCAGAATAGTAAAAAATTATTTTTTCTCATAGGATATCCAAGATCAGGTAATACTTTACTTACCTCAATATTAAATCAAAACCCAAATATTGGATGTACAGGTAATTCTATTACATTAGAAATGATGGCAAGGTTATATCTTTTAAAACAAGATGATTTATTTAAAAATTTTCCAGACCATCAATCTTACGATAATGTATTACATTCTATCTATGATCTATACTATAGTGATTGGCCACAAGAAATTATTATTGACAGAGGACCAGTGATGACCACAGGTAATATGGAAATGATGAAAGAGTGTTTTGGATTAAAATTTAAATGCATAGTTTTATTAAGAGATTTAAAAAATGTTTTAGCTAGTTACGTTAAATGGTTTACAAATGAACCAACTGCGTTTGTAAATAAATATGGTAAGACAACAGAAGAAAAATTAAATTATTTAATAAAACCTGGTGGAGCTATTCATAGACAACATTTGGCTATTGAAAATTCTTACAACTATAAAGATATGTGTTACTATATTAATTATGATGATTTAGTAACAAACACTAAACAAACTTTTATAAATTTATACAAATTTATAAATACAAGTTGGTATGATCATGATTTTAAAAACATAAAACAGTTTAAAATTAATAATATTTCTTACAACGATAGTATTGTGGGAAAAAATATGCATAAATTAAAACAAGAAATTAAAAAAGAACCTAATGATTATGTAAGTCAAGTACCAGAAAGTATTATTAAAAAATATGCAATTAGAACCTAAATGGAAATCTTTAATAGTTCAAAGTAAAGATCCTGTTTTTAGCCCTGAACAATGTTTAGATATCATTAAAGCAGGCCGATTAGAAGAAAAAGAAACTGCTAAGTTAATTAAAGATGACGGAACTGTAAATACAGAAGTAAGAACTTCTAATATTTCTTGGATTCCTTTTGATAAACTAACTCCAATGTATGAAAGATTAAAAAATTATGTTTATGTGGTTAATAATAATCATTTTGGTTATGATGGTATTTGTTTAAATGAAATGGCTCAATACACAGAATATTCAGAAGGGTGTTTTTATGATTGGCACATGGATTCTGCATTCTCAGGAGAAAAAGAACCTCCTGTTAGAAAAATTTCAATGACTTGTTTGCTATCCCATGAATCTGAATTTGAAGGTGGTTATCTACAATTAATAAATGAAAAAAGTAATGTTAAGTTAAAACAAGGGCATGCAATTTTCTTTTCTTCTTTTTTAAGACATCGTGTAACTCCTGTAAAAAAAGGCAATAGAAAATCTTTAGTTGTTTGGTTTGGAGGCCCTTCATTTAAATAATGTATAAAGATTTATTTTTCCCTACTCCTGTGTATGTAAAAGATATTGGTTCACCTGAGCTTAATAAACATTTAGAAGAAAGTGTATTAAATTTGTCCAAAACTGATCCAGGCATAAAAAAATCTAATAAGAATGGCTGGCACTCTAGAAATGATATTTACAATATGCCAGAGTATAAAGAACTTCTTAGCTTATTATTTAAAATGCAGAATGAGATTTTTAAAGAAGAAGGACTAGAACCTAGTCCACATATTGGAAATATGTGGGCAAATATTAATCCCAAAGGAGGATATAACACAAGCCATATACACTCTAATTCTTTATGGTCTGGTGTTTATTATATTAAAACTCCAAATAATTGTGGTAAGTTAGGTATCAAAGATCCAAGAGCCATATCATTAATGACATTACCAAGATATAACAAACCCTTAAGATCTTATCAATGGAGACAGTTTTATTATGATGCTATGGCTGGTCGTTGCATTATGTTTCCAGCTTGGTTAGAACATTTTGTTGAGCCCAATCAATCAAATGATTTAAGGATTTCTATTAGTTTTAATTTTTTACAGAAAAAATAGTCGTTATTTAACATCTTGCTTAATGAAAAAGGTGTGCTAATGTATAATTATACGTATGTTAACGACATAAAAGATGTTATAAAATGAGGCTATATGCTACAAAAGATAGGCTTTCAACCAGGTATTAATAAACAAGTTACAGAGACAGGAGCAGAAGGTCAATGGACTGACTGCGATAATGTTCGTTTTCGTTATGGTACACCTGAAAAAATAGGTGGTTGGAAACAATTAGCAGGCAACAATTTTTTAACAGGAGCTGGTAGAGGGCTTCATCATTTTGTTAGTTCTACTTCAATTAAATACTCTATCATTGGAACAAACAGAATATTATACGCTTATTCAGGGGGTGTTTTTTACGATATACACCCTATTAAAACAACAACAACTCTTACGAGTGCATTTACCACGACCAACGGATCAGCAGTTGTTACATTAACTTTTTCTACTTCACACAGTATAGGAGCTGGAGACATAATATTATTAGATAATTTTTCTTCCGCAACTAACTCTAACTTTGCAGCATCTGATTTTGATGATAAAAAATTTATGGTAACAAGTGTACCATCAGCAACTACTTTAACTATAACAATGCCATCAAATGAAAGCGGATCTGGTGCTTCAACATCTGGAGGTGTTAGAGTTCAACACTACTATCCTGTTGGACCAGCTGTGCAAGCAAAAGGTTTTGGTTGGTCTTTAGGAACTTGGGGTGGACAAGAAATAGGTGCATCAACTACGACTTTGAATGGTGCTTTATCAGATGACACGGCAGGAACAGGTGGTTCTGGAACATCAATTACTTTAACCGATACCTCACAATTTCCAACTTCAGGTACAAATTTTATTCAAGTCGGTAACGAGGAAATTTCTTACACTGGAGTTTCGGGAAATGATTTAACAGGTATAACTAGAGCAGTTAGAAACTCAACAAGGTCTGCACACTCTGATGGAGCAACTGTAACAAACTCCACTGATTTTGTTGCGTGGGGTGAGGCGGCATCAGGAGACTTAGTTCTTGAACCAGGTATGTGGTCATTAGATAATTTTGGTGATAAGGCTATTTGTTTAATACATGATGCTCAAGTTTTTGAATGGAATTCTGCTGCAACAAATGCAACAAACAATAGAGCTACAATTATATCGGGTGCACCAACTGCATCAAGACATATGGTTGTATCCACACCGGACAGGCACTTAGTATTTTATGGAACAGAAACAACTATTGGAACACCTTCTACACAAGATGATATGTTTATTAGATTTTCTGACCAAGAGGACATAAATACTTACACACCTACAGCAACCAATACTGCCGGCACACAAAGATTGGCTGATGGATCACAGATCAGAGGAGCTATTCGTGGTAGAGACGCATTGTATGTTTGGACAGACACAGCATTATTTACACAACGTTTTGTTGGTCAACCGTTTACTTTTGCTTTTGCGCAAGTTGGAACCAACTGTGGACTCGTTGGACAAAATGCTTGTGTAGAAGTAGATGGTTCTGCATATTGGATGTCAGAGAATGGTTTTTTTAGATATGCTGGTAAATTAGAATCACTACCTTGTTTAGTAGAAGATCATGTGTACAACGACATAAATTTAGAGTCTGGTAATCAGATGGTATCTGCTGGATTAAATAATTTATTTGGTGAAGTTATATGGTTTTACCCAACATCATCGTCATCTGTTGTAAATAGACAAGTTACATATAATTATTTTGATTCATCACCACAAAGACCCGTGTGGACAATTGGAACTTTATCTAGAACTATGTGGCGTGATTCTGCTGTGTTTGGGTTACCACATGCATTAGAATACGATGCAGGAACAGATACTTCTTTTGATGTTGTAGGAAACACAGAGGGCAGAACAACATATTATGAACATGAAACAGGGACAGATCAAATAAGATCAGGAACTACAACTGCCATATTAGCTAGTATAGAATCTGGTGATTTTGATATTACACAAAGAAGAGCTATAACTGGAGCTACAACAGGAATGTCAGATCTTAGAGGAGATGGTGAGTTTATAATGAAAATAAGAAGATTTGTTCCCGATTTTATAGCTCAAACTGGTAACACACAAATTACTTTAAATTTACGTAATTATTCAAATGATAGTCAATCAGGGTCTGCATTAGGACCCTTTACAGTTAGTTCATCCACTAGTAAAGTAGATACTCGTGCAAGAGCAAGAGCAATTGCATTAAAAATAGAAAATACATCTTCTAATCAAAGTTGGAAATTAGGGACTTTTAGATTGGATATACAACCGGATGGACGTAGATAATGGCAAAGATAGTACAAGTATTAACAAGACCAAGTGAACAGTATGATTTACCTACAGCAGAGGCACAGGTTAGAGATCTTGATGCAATTGTAGAAAAATTAAATACTACGTTTCAAGAAGAATTAAAGGATGAAGTAGAAGCACAAAACTTCTTTTTAAATTAATGGCAAATAGTTTTATAAATAAAAAAGTAGACTTAACAACTACTGATCTGACTACACTTTATACAGTTCCTAGTTTTAAGTCAGCAGTTATTAAATCATTGTTAGTGTCTGAGGACGCTGGATCTGGTGCTAATATAACTATTACTTTGGTCGACGCTAGTTCTAATATATTTAGTTTATTTAAAACAAAAGCTATTGCATCAAATGCAACTACAGAACTTTTAACTCAACCTCTTGTAATGGAGGAGAGTGAAATACTTAAGGTACAAGCAAGTGACGCGAATGAGCTGCACGTCATAGCTTCAATATTAGAAATACAGCCAAGAGAGGTGGTATCGTAATGATAGAACTAAAACCAGCGAAGGTAGAAACAACGTATAGACACAAAGAAACAGGAGAACTTTTTAAAGAAAGAAAAGATTGGGAATCTAAAGGTTACAAAGAAGAGGACATGGCTCAAGATGTAAATGTTGTAATGCCGAGTCTTGATTTATTTAGTAAAACAAAATAAGATGGTACGATGGCAATAACTAGAGCACAACAAGTAAGACAGATGTTAGAAGATGGAGGTATGTTAGTACAACCATCTATGACTGGTAAACGACCAGGATACAGAAATCCAAATGAAGATAGGGCTAGAGAAGAAGCTGCTAATCGTAGAGAAGCAGCAATACAAGAGCAAAGGCGACAAACTGTTGATGTTAGTAAACCTAAACAAAGCACCTTTAGGTCTGAGGTAGAGGATCAAACAACTCCTGAAGATAGAAGAGAAGTATTATCAGGTCCAGAAAAATACCCAGGCACAGAATTTATGGGTTTTGTTGATGAAAAACCATTTGAACCACCAAAAAAGAAAGGTCTTATTGAAGCTTATAATGAAAGAAGAAAAAAGAAAAATTTAGAATTTATTAGAAATTTAAGAAATAAAAAATTTCAAGGTATTGCGGATGCTTACGGACTAAATGCTAATCAACTACAAGATTTATTAGATGCGTACAGTAGAGACGAAAATCAAATAGAATTTTTTGCAAAAATGCAAGACATATTAGATATGGATCCTAGCGCTAGAAATTTAAGTCAAGATTTTAACGAAGATATAATGAAAGGAGTTTTAGGTTCTATAGAATTATCTCCAAGAATGAAAAAAGGAGTTCCTTTATCTACTGCAGAACTTTTTAACACTACTGATGCAACAACTAGAATAGAATTACCAAGTCCTCTATTAAATAAATTAATAGGAGACCCTAGTTTTTCTGATGTAATATCAGGATTAAACAGAATAAAAACTTTAGATAAAATAAGTCAAACACCTGGTGGTGTAAAACAAAGTGACATAGATAATTATTTTAATTTAACGATGGGTAGAGGTGGTGTTGACCCAATTACAGATAAGACTGTAGACGCACTTTTTAGAACTCCAAAAAACGAAGATCCCTCAGAACCAGATCCATGTTTAGGACCTAACCCACCTGCATATTGTTTTCCAAATCAAGATTCAACATCAGATCCTGTAACACCTACAAGAAATTTAGGTGGCCTTGCTCCAAGATTCGCGGGTTCTATATTTGATTTTACAGGCATGGCTGATGGCGGACGAATAGGTGCTGACAAAGGTGGTATAATGATGGCATCCGCTCCAGATCCTATGGATACAAGAAATGACATGATGCAAAATCTTGCGATAGATACTTTTGGTAAACCTTTAAAAGATTTAACTGAAGATGAAATAATTCAAATAGAAGAAATGATGGATGAGATGACTAAAAAACAAATTTCATCAAGAGTCATGGCTCAAGAAGGTGGGATCATGGACCTTGAAACAGGAAGACAAATGTATTTCTTAGGTAAGTTAGTTAAGAAAGCTAGTAGAGCAATTAAAAAAATTACTAAATCACCAATAGGTAAAGCTGCAATATTGGGAGGATTAGGTTATTTTGGATTAACTAAAACAGGTTTTGGAGCAAATCTTTTAAAAGATTTTGGAAAATTAAGCAGTCTTAAAAAAGCTGGAATAATAGGGGGAGGTCTTTTAACAGCAGCACCTTTTTTTATGAAAGAAGAAGAAGAGGAAGATGATCCATACAAAGGACCTGATATAGACATAGCTAATATTAGAGCTAATCCATATAATTTTTTAGCACCTAGATTTGCTGCTGATGGTGGTTTAATGAGAAT